TATATGAAATTAAAGAATGCTAAAGAAGGATTCTTTCTTTATGAAAATAAAAATACACAAGAAATTTTAATAATACCAGTATCAATGAATGATAAAAATAAAAAAATTATTGAGGATACATTTATTTGGATGCAAGAAGTTTGGGATAATTTTCAGAGCGGTGATCTTCCAATGAGACCTTCAGGTGCCACAAAATCAAAAATGCCGTGTACATACTGTCCAGTAAAGAAAGAGTGTTTTGCAAAAGATGCCAAGCTTGGTACAGTACAGATAGAATTATTTGAGGTGCCAGTAATATGATATGCAGCAATAAAGAATGTGCTAAAGAATTTGATTCTAAAACACATAATCAAAAGTATTGTTGCGATGAATGTTGCAGAGTTGCAACTAATCGCAGAATCATGGAAAAGTATTATGAAAAGAAGGCCATTAAAAATGGCGCATTTAGGGGTTGTAAAAAGTGTGGCAGCAGACTAAGTAGATATAATAAGAGCAATATTTGTGCTTCATGTGAAAAAATTGGTAGCCTAAATAATAAAAAAAATATATTGGGTCGGATAAATGAAATTAGCTGACCTTATAAAAGTTAAAGCACATAGAGTATTGGGTATAGATGCCTCTACAAACTCAATAGCATTTTGCCTTATGGAAAATGATATTCCTCTTAAATGGGGAAAAATAGATCTATACGGCAATGACATTTATGAAAAAATACATGACGCAAAGAAAAAAATGTCTGTTATGTTGAATGAATTAAAGTCAGATTATATTGTAGTAGAGGGTGCGGTACTTGTCAGATCACCAGATGCTGTGATAAAATTATCTTATGTGTACGGAGTAGTAATTGCTGAGCTTATGTCTACAGGTGCAAAAGTAATTACCATTAGCCCTACTGCATGGCAAGCTTATATAGGAAATAAAAATCCTAATAAAGATGAAAAAGCGGCTATAAGGCTAAAACATCCAGGATATGCAGATTCATGGTATAAAAATCAGATAAGAAATATGAGAAAGCAGAGGACTGTGGATTACTTTAATAAAAAGTATGATCTGTCTTTAAATGATTTTGATGTTGCAGATAGTTTTGGTATTGCACACTATGCTAATAAGGTGTTAACAGAGAGATGAAATTTTACCAAAGTAAGGATTGGCTATATAGAAGATACATAGTTCAAAAAAAGACAGTAACAGAAATAGCTAAAGAATGTAATGTATCTGTAATGACTATTCAAAGATACCTAGACCAGTTTGGATTAATTAAAAAAAGATGAAAATATATAAAAATGGCAATGGGCAAGCCAAGCAGGATTCATTTGTATTAAATGTTTTAAATGAAAAAAGAAATGGTTGGTATGTTGAAGTTGGCTCTAATGATCCTATAATATATAATAATACCTACTTATTGGAAACAGAGTATGATTGGAATGGAGTAGGTTTTGATTGGGATCAAAGCCTAGTTGATAATTATAATAATGTAAGAAAAAATAAATGCATTTCTACAGATGCTACAAAATTTGACTATTTAAAATATTTTAAAGAAAACAAATTTCCAAAACAAATAGACTACTTACAGCTCGACATAGAACCAGCTCATCAAACCCTAGCAGCATTAAAACAAATGCCCTTAAATGAATATAGATTTTCTGTAATAACATATGAACACGATTTGTATGCAGATCCATCAAACAAAGAGATTAAAAAAGAGTCAATCGATATATTGTCTTCTTTAGGATATAAGCTTTTAGTAGAAAATGTTGATGATAGTTCCCCAGACAGAGTGTTTGAGGATTGGTGGATAGACCCAGAGGTAATTAGGAGCACAAATATATGATATCAAAAACAATATGGCAAACATACGAGACGCCTATCGAGGGCTTGCCTTTACAGGCACAGCAAAGTTTAGAAACTTGGAAAAATATAAATCCAGATTGGTCTCATGGATATATGAGCGGTCAAGACAGAGAAGACTTTTTTAGAACTGAATTTGGAGGAGAAGTTTTTGATACATACATGAAGTATCCACTCGGAGTAATGAAGGCTGGTTTGTGGAGATTTGCTATTCTTTATATTAATGGTGGAGTGTACGCTGATTTAGATACAGAGTGCATAAATCCAATAGATACTTGGTTAGACCCTAAATACGACATGATTCTTGATTTAGAAGGAAACACACCATGGTATGCCACTCAGGTAATTGCTTCTTCTAAAGGACATAAGTTTTTAGAAGATGCTATTAGCATGGCTGTAGAAAGAGCAAGAAACGGTATTGTAGAGCAACAGCATATGGTTCATTACTATACAGACGTAGCAATGTTTACCGATAGCTTATTTAAATCAATGAGCATAGAAGATGGGTATAACGGAGATTTAAAGCAGCGCACAATTGAATTCAATAATTTACCAGTAGCAAAAGAAAATAAATTTTTTAGCTTTGGAGGAGACGATGCTCGAAGGTTATTAGATAAAGATGTTAAGCACCTTTATTGGGGAGACGGAAGATTAGAAAATTACGTAGCATGGAAAAAAGATTCAATTTTTGAAAATTTAACTGTTAAAGATGTGCAAGAAAGTCAAGGAAATAATAAATGAGTGTTATAGGAATTCTACCAGCATCTGGTAAAGCATCTAGAGTTGGAGGCATACCTAAATTTTGCTTACCAATTTCAGATGAGAGATCCCTTTTACAATGGCATGTAGAGCAAATGCTAGAAGTTTGTGATGAAGTTAGGGTATCAACAAGAGCTGAATGGGTTCCTATTATTCAGAATATGGATATGAATATTAAACTTATTGTGCGTGAGCCTTCAACTATGTCTGATGCCGTAAAATTTATGGTAGGAGAACATAACCACACAGTTTTTATTGGAATGCCAGATACATTTATATTGGGTGCCCAGACAAATATATATAAAGAAATGATTAAGTCAGAGGGGGATGTAGTTCTCGGAGCATGGGAATGTACAGATGACCTAAAGGGAAGAGTTGGGCAGATATCTTTATCTGGAGACAAGGTTCTGTCTTCTAAAGATAAAGTTCAAGACTGCGAATATGAGTATATGTGGGGCACTATGCTATTTAGAAAAAATTTGATAAGATATGTAGATGCAGATTTAGATCATCCAGGCAAACAAATTCAGGAATGGATTGATATGAATTTAGATATTCGTGCCGTAAAACCAGGGGGACAGTACATGGACATTGGCACATTAAAAGGCTTAAAAAAACTATATAAAGAAATGGAATAAAATGGCGGGATACCCACAAAAAGATAAAGGCTACCAAATGTGGATTACAGATCTACAGGTAATAGCAACAGATGCTCCATCAGGCAATAAGATTCTTAATCAATGCCTAGAAGTATCAGAGATGTTAATTAAAAAGAATATATCATATGGAGATTCAGCATTAAATCCGATGAGGCTATTTGCTACATCTAATTCGGTAGAGCAGCTTAAAGTTCGTATTGACGATAAGTTAAATAGAATTAGTCATGCACAGGGCTTTGCTGGAGACAATGATATAGATGATTTAATTGGATATTTAATTCTTCTTAAAATTGCTAATCAATCTTAGTCAACTAAAATATGGTATACTTATATAATGACAATGGAAATTGACCTTCCTCAGCACATGGATAGAATGAATAATGTAGTAGAAAAATTACTACAGGGAAATAACCCTACCCAAATTGCAACTATAACTGGACTTCAGAGAAAAGAAGTGGTCGAGCTTATAGATGAATGGAAGAACATTGTTCATAATGACAATGCTGTTCGTGATAGGGCAAAAGAGGCTATTTCTGGTGCAGACCAGCATTATGCAATGCTTATCAAAGAGGCGTGGAAGACAGTTGATGAGGCAGATCAATCTGGCCAATTAGCCATTAAATCTGGAGCGCTTAAGCTTATTGCAGATATAGAGACTAAAAGAATTGCAATGCTTCAGTCCGTCGGCGTTCTTGAGAATAACGAACTTGCCACACAGGTTGCAGAAGCGGAAAGAAAACAAGAAGTGCTTGTTAAGATATTAAAAGAAGTTACCTCTACCTGTCCAAAATGTAAAATGGAAGTTGCTAAAAGGCTTTCTCAAATTACTGGAATTGTAGAGGCAGTAGTAATTGAGGAAAATGTCAGTGGAATTTAGTTTTGATGATTTAATTGACATATTGGATGGCGAAGAGTTTGAAGAGCGCCCAGTAGATTTACAGACATTTGTAACTAGTCCAGACTACCTAGGTCTTCCACCACTTTCTGAATTACAATACACTTTAATTGAAAAAAGTTCTCAGATATATAAAGAAGCAACCCTAAAGAAACTATTTGGAGAGCAAGAAGGCGAAAGAATATATAAGCAAACATGCACAGAAGTTATTGCCCAGTTAGGTAAAGGTTCTGGTAAAGATTATTCTTCTACAATAGCTGTTGCATATATTGTTTATTTACTTTTATGTTTAAAGGATCCAGCTACATATTATGGAAAGCCTCCTGGAGATTCAATTGATATTCTTAATATAGCAATTAACTCACAACAGGCCAACAACGTGTTCTTTAAGGGTTTTAAGACACGAATAGATCGCTCCCCATGGTTCATTGGCAAGTACGACCCAAAAGCCTCTGAGATGAAATTTGACAAGGCTATAACAGTGCATTCTGGCCACTCAGAGCGTGAGGCATGGGAAGGCTATAACGTAATTGTTGTTATTCTTGATGAGATTTCAGGTTTTGCAATTGAAAATACGACTGGTCATGACCAAGCTAAAACAGCTGATGCTATTTATGAGATGTATCGTGCATCTGTTGACTCACGTTTCCCAGACTTTGGAAAGGTAATATTACTTTCATTTCCACGATTTAAAAATGATCCTATTCAAAAGTTTTATAATTCTGTAATTGCAGATAAAGAAACTATTATTAGGTCTTATAAATTTAAGATGGACGAAGACTTGCCAGATGGAACAGAGGGAAACGAATTTGAAATTGAATGGGAAGAAGATCACATTAATTCATATTTGATACCAAAGGTTTATGCTTTAAGGCGTCCAACATGGGAGGTAAATCCTACTAGAAGCATAGAAGATTTTAAGACAGCTTTTTATAAAAATTCTTTAGACGCCCTTGGAAGATTTGCATGCATGCCTCCAGAAATGATTGATGCTTTCTTTAAGTCTAGAGAAAAAGTAGAGAAAGCTTTCAATAGTACAGGGCTTGCAGTAGATAAATTTGGAAGACTAGAGGAATGGTTTAAGCCAGACCCAGATAAAAAATATTTCCTACATGTAGACTTAGCACAAAAGCATGACCACTGTGCAGTAGCAATGGCACATGTTGAGAGCTGGGTTAATGTAAGGGTAACTAATGAATACTCTCAGCCAGCCCCAATAGTGTCTGTGGATGCTGTTAGGTATTGGACGCCAACACCAGATAAGTCTGTAGATTTTACAGAAGTTAAAGATTACATATTATCCTTAAGAACTAGAGGATTTAATATAACAGTCTGCACATTCGACAGATGGAACTCACATGATATGATGCAGCAGTTAAAACAATATGGAATTAATACAGAGATACTTTCTGTTGCTAAAAAACATTATGACGATATGGCAATGGTAGTTCTAGAAGAAAGACTCCATGGTCCGCATATACCATTGCTCATAGATGAACTACTTCAGCTTAAAATTATGAGAGACAGAGTAGATCACCCTAGAAAAGGGTCTAAAGACTTGGCTGATGCGGTATGCGGTGCAATATACAATTCAATTAGCAGAACAAGGCCTAATGTAAATGATGAAGTAAATATTCATACATACGAGTCTTTTGTTGAAGATAATTATTTAGAAGAAGATCAAGAGGTTTACAGAGATAACTTAATTAGAGCACCAAGAATGCCTGAAAGATTGGCGGGAGAGATAGATAAAATGTCAAGAGCACTAGAGAATATGGAAATACTATGAGCACATATCAAGAAAAAGCAAAAGAATGTAAATGCTGTGGTAAGCATGTACCTCTACCTACAGTATTAAGGGAGTACGAGGGTATAACTGTGTGCCCCACCACATTTTCCAATATTATAGAGTATAAAAGGATATGGACATCACTAGGATCACGCCCAAACGGGTCTATAAGGAAACATTTTTCAGAATTTGTACAGCAAATTGTTGAAGATTCAAACGCTAAATAGACTAAGATAAATAATAATAGTTTAAGCACAAAATGGCATCCTTTAATGAATGATAAAAATGATATAATTGAGTAGTAGTCTAAATATAAAGGTAAAATAATTTTATTAATGAGGGAGAAATATGAAAAATAACATAATCTATAATGTTTTTACTAAGGATGAAATAAAAGATATCGAAACTGCAGTTTCCTTAAAAAAAGATGATACTGAAGTACAAACATTTTTGGGCAGAACAAGGCTAGATTATTCTAATAAAGATATAGACAATCTGCCTCATAGCATATTGAGTAAAGCAAATGATTTAATTAAAGAATTTTCCGATAAAGATCAAAGAAGGTATTCATTTAAATACTTCACACTTGTAGAATATAATAATGAATTTGGAATGCCACAACTGGGTCCACACAAAGACACATGTGCTTTTACTGGGACTATATTGTGTCAATTGGATTCGAATGTGTCTTGGGATATATATGTTGAAGGAATACCGTACACTCTCATAGATAACAGTGCATTGCTAATAAATGCAAGGGACCAAGATCACTGGAGAATGCATAAAGAATTCAATGATGGGGATTATTTAAAAATGGTATTCCTACATTATTTAGATTTAGATGATCAAGAAATGAATGTGTCAAGCCCTGATCAACTACATGAGGTTAATATGAAATGGGCTCATATAACTGGCTACAAGCCAGAAGAAAGAACCTATAACAATTAACACTATTGACTATTTTAATAATAATTAATATAATAGACAACTAGGCAACAGTAGCTTAGTTGGTTAAAGCCCCGAACTCATAATTCGGTAATCGTCGGTTCAAGTCCGACCTGTTGCACAGAAAGGTAACAACATGCTGTATTCAATTGGAGATAGTCATCAGTTCAGACTCGCATTATCTGGGAAAACAGATATTGTAAGCTACTGTAATTGGGGTCAAAGCCCACTGCCTCCCCACGAAGATTTTCCAAACCCTTCAGATTGTGTTGGGTATCATGTATCCACTTCTCGTGAACTTAGAGAAAAAATTTATTTTTCTGGATTTAGAGGTGCAACAGCATACTCTTCAACATACACAAATGGTGGATTTCCCTGCATCCTAAAAACTCTTAAAGAAGATTTTACCGTACTCCCGTCATTTGGATATATTGATATTAAAGCACACCTACCACATGAAAAAAATACAGAAGAAACCGTGTCTAGGTATGTAAATAAAACACTTTCATTCTTTAAAGGATATAATATACAATTTGTAGAACCAATTCCACAATTTATAAATCCTTTAGGAAGTGGAAATCCAAACTATGATTTTGATGACAGGTTTCCATATCATCAGGAGTTTAAATACTTTTTAAAAAAATATGTAAACGATCAAGGCTTAAATGATCCAATATCTATTGAAAACATACTGGGGGTTGATAGGCTGGATGAGTCATTTGAATGTAGTGATTGTCCAGACTGTGAAAGAGAAAGATATAAAGGAGTTAAGCTGGATCATTTAAAAAAGCCTTTTAGTCAAAAAATAGTTAACGGCATACTTGACGCTATGGGATACTAAAATAAAAATGAAAAAGTTATGCTAGAGCTAAGTAAAGATAATAATATATCTCTGTTAACCTATCCAAGATCTGGAAGACATTGGCTATACTGGTATATAAATACAAATACAAATTTGAAGGTTAACTTTACTCATTACGATATAAAAGAAGCAAATGACCCTACAGAAATACTTTATCAAAAAATTTTGTCTGATCCAATAATAACAATAGTTAGAAATCCAGTAGACTGCCTTTCATCAATCAATACAATGGAAGACAACGGAATGTTTATGTATAGGGCACAGCAATACTTAGACCATTATAGGTTCATGTTAGAAAACTGCTCAATATTTTTTAAATTTGAAGATTTAAAAGAAGACACAGAAAAAGTTGTAAGATACATCTGTGAAAAATTTAATGGAACTTTAGATATTAAATCAGATTCTTTTTCTGAATACGAGGCTTGGTATAAAGAAACACAAAACCCCTTTAAGCTAATTTCTTCTAAGGCTAAACCAAAGTATATAAATAATTTAGATTATATAAAGCAGATGGATCTTTCTGAGCATTATAGACTGTACTCAATTGCAAGATTAAGATGCATAAATCTTTAAAAACTCTTTAAATATTTTAAAATATCTGATACAATTACGTTAGGCCCTCATAGCCCAGCGGTAGAGGCAGTGGACTTAAAATCCATCCAGCGTAGGTTCGAATCCCACTGGGGGTACAGAAAGGTAGACATGGAAGACAGCGACGACAAGATGTACGAGTATCTTCAAATGGGTGTTATTGAAGTTATTGGCATAGAAGAAGATGGCGAGTTTATATTTAAGATAACTGAACTAGCCAAGGATCTTGCACCAGAGCTATGGGAAGTTCATGTAGAAGAAATCGATAAGATATTCATGGAGTTATTTGATATGGGCTTGGTAAATATAACATACAATGAAAATTTAGAGGCAGAGTTTGAGTTAACAGAAGAAGGCAGGGTAGTTGCCAAAGAATACGGAATCATTCCTATTGAGGATGACATATAAAAATGCCTTCGTAGCTCAGGGGATAGAGCGACGGACTTCTAATCCGCAGGTCGCTGGTTCGATTCCAGCCGAGGGCACAAAATATTAAATGGTATAATAAATATAATAAAATTTCTGGGAGGAAATCAAAATGACAGCGGTACAAGGATCAGCAGCAAGACTAGTAGAAGTAGCACTGGGAGAAATTGGATACATTGAAGGTCCAAAAGATAATGAAACAAAGTATGGAAAGTTTGCTAAGGCTAACTTTCAGCCATGGTGTGGATCATTCGTAATGTGGTGTGCTAACGAAGCAGGAGTAAAAGTTCCAAATACAGTTTATACTCCAACAGGAGCACAAGCATTTATTAAAGCAGGAACATGGCAGCCAGTAGAAACAGCAGCCCCAGCAGTCGGAGATATATGTTATTTTGATTTCCCAAACGATGGCGTCGATAGAATTTCTCATGTAGGAATTGTTACTGCAGTCAATGCAGATGGAACGGTAGATGTTGTAGAAGGAAATACTTCAGCAGATAAAAAGGGAGACCAGAGAAACGGCGGAGAGGCTTGCCTTAAGAATCGTGCATACAAGAAGAAGAATGGTTCAAAGCTTCGTAAGAGCCAGCCAGTATTCATTGTAGGATTTGGAAGACCAGCATTTGGAACTCCAGTAAAGACTAAGAAAGATACCACAACAAAGAAGGCAGCGCCAGTCAAAAAAGCGGCAGTAGCAAAGCCAACAAAAGGTGGCGGGGCAAAGTCAGTAGTAGCAAAGTAAAAGCTTGTTAAATAAATATGTAATTGTAACTGGGGCAAGCCGTGGTGTCGGGGAAGAAACATGCAAGCTCCTTTCCTCGAAGTATAACGTTATCGCTGTTTCTAGAAACATTGAAAGAATGAATGTTATTTTTTCTGAATATAAAAACATTTATCCTTATCAAATGGATGTTACAGACTTTTCTTTATATGATAATTTTCAAAATTATATAAAAGATAAAGAGATAGTGGCATTAGTTAATAATGCGGGTGGTGGCAGCGGATCATATTTAGTAGAAAATGATTTGCCTGAGTCATGGCAGTACGCATATAATTTAAATGTTGTTTCTCCAATGAGTCTTTCTAAAATGGTTATTCCCATTATGAAAAAAAATGGCTATGGTGATATAATAATTATAACTTCTATTTGTGGATACTATCCATATAAAAAAGGTGGACACTACTCAACTGCAAAACGTGGTGCCATATCTTTGGCAGAAACGCTAAGAATAGAAATGTCTGGATCTGGAATTAAGATTTCTCAAATAGCTCCAGGAAGCATAGATACTAATCAAAAAGTTAAAAACGATATAGCAATACAAGCAAAAGATGTGGCTGAAGCCATTAGATGGATTATTGAACTTCCACCAACAGTCAATGTTGATTCTATGACAATAATGCATCCAGAAAATCAAAGACACGGATAGGATAAAAAATGTTTGAATATTATGTAAAAAAGGTTACTAATGTTGTTGACGGAGATACAATTGATGTTGACATTGATTTAGGATTTAGTATATCTTATTCACAAAGAGTGAGACTTGCTGGTATAGATACTCCAGAAAGCCGTACATCAGATAAAGCAGAAAAAGTTTTAGGACTGGAGTCAAAAGAATTTCTTAAGTCTAAAATTAAAGATGCTAAAACCGTTGTGATAAAGACAGAAAAAATGGATAGCTCAGAAAAATATGGAAGAATATTAGGCTGGGTATATTTAGATGGATCAAGTATTTCTATAAATGAGCAAATGATCGCTGATGGTTACGCTTGGGGATATCTAGGAGACACAAAAGTAAAAGACTTCGAGGCACTTGCAAAGATAAGGGCTAAAAAGAAGTAGACAAACTATAAATATTTTGTTATAATAATATATGGATCGCTCAATAGAGGGTCCATATATTAACTTATTCGCTTGAAGGAGGAATAAAATGGTAACACAATTTGCTATGGATCTTTTTAAGGATCCATTTTTTATTGGTTTCAACCGAGAGTTGGAACGATTTAATAGTCTAAGTAGGGTAAACAATACTGCTTTCCCGCCGTATGATTTACTTAAGCTAGACGAAGATAACTATCAGCTAACTCTAGCAGTTGCTGGGTTTACAAAAGATGATTTAACAGTATCTATAGAGGACGGAAGTCTTTGGATTACTGGTGAAATCACAGAGGTAATTGATGCAGAGGTTGTTCATAAAGGAATAGCTGCACGTAAATTTACTAGAATCTTTGAACTAAGTGAGTACATGGAAGTTTCTAATGTTGAACTTAAAGATGGTATGCTACATATCAGAGTAATTAGAAATGTTCCAGCAGAAAAGAAGCCAAAGATTCTAAAAATTAAATAATCTTCGATTCGCTACCGAAGGAGACCTGAGCAAGTCTTTAAAAGGCTCACTACAATCAAAGGATAAAAATGCCAGTATATGAGTATAAGTGTACAGAAGATGAGTCACATGCACTTCTTTCTGTGACAAGATCTATCTCTGAGGATGACCCAGGATATGTTTGTGAAGAATGTGAGTCTTTAATGTCTAGACACTTCACCCCATTTGGCGTACAATTTAAGGGCCAAGGCTTTTATAAAACTGATAATCCTAAGTAATTAAAACTTAAATCTGATATAATTACTATGTAATGCAACAAGTGTGTTACTTAGGAGATCCTAATTGAGCAGAAAGTTTAGATTACTACTTGTCAGCCTACTTTCATTTGGCTGGCTTCTTGCAATTCCAGCCGCAAATGCTGTGCAGGGATTAAATTTAGAAGCATACGATTGTGGATGGTACTATAATCAATCTCCCCCAGAGGGATGTAACACAACGGGACAATCTCTTGGAGTTGTTCCTTATATAGATTTTAATGATGGAAGTAGCGGCCCATTAGGAGTTTCAGAAGACTATCAATATCATTGGTCTGGATATTTACAACAAACAAATGGCTTAACTGTACAATTTAGAGCATGCTCTGATGATGGCATGAGACTATACATTAATGGACAGCTAATCGTAAACAACTGGTTTGATAGAGGCGGACAGTGTGGCTTGCCAGTTTCATATGCCATGACAAATAATGATTGGGTTCCAATAGACGTATGGTTTTATGAAAATGGCGGAGGATCAAATGGTAGTCTTCAATGGAA